GGGATAAAATTTTTTTGGGGCACTAGAGAGGCTCCATTTTTCCGAGGTAGAGCGACGAAAAAAGTCGGAAGTGCAAAATTTGTCGAATGCCAGCAATTAGCGTTTCAAAAGTCGGAAGTGCAAAATTTGTCGAATTATTATATTAATAATGTAAAAAATTTTATAATAAAAATTGCAAAAATATATTGACAAAATCATGCTATTATGATATAATTACTATGGTAGAAAAAATAAGCTGTGCTATCGGCTAAACGGGCGGAAAGGGTGTCAGCATGAAATTTACTATTAGAGAATGGTTACTAATTCAAAGGGGCTTGGTTGAAATGCTCACTAACGATGCATTTCGCGATGTGCTTGATGATGATGAGGTCGAGAAAGTTCGCGGCATATTCGACAAAATTAATAATGCGAAAATAGGGTAAATTAAATGCGGTTGAGCTATCAGACCGTAAAGCGGGCATAATTGGTATGGAGTGTAATATGAGCATATTGTTTGATAGGTGTTAAAATGAATATTTATTGTGTTTTAATCAAGTATAATTACATTATGGAAAAAATCATAAGTGCGCGCACTTATGATTTGGCGATTGAAAAAGTGCTAAATATTTATGGGTGTGATTGCCGTATAGAACGGATAATTAAATTAAATAATTTTGGGGATTGAGGTTTAAAAAATGAACGATTTCGTGCTTGTTGAAATTTTAGCCACTTTAAGAGACATTGCCAAAAGTTTACGAAAAATTGCGGGAGAAAGCGAGGAAGATGGAAATGAATGGTATTAAACTACGAGACATACACGATGTTATGGTTTACGATAAGTTAATTTTGGAATACAAAAACGCCATTTACGAATTTGGCATAGCGTCCAAACAACGGCATTTAGCCTATATAACTGATTTTACCGATAAAACAGTTAAACGAGTGGCGAGCGTAGATACCGGCGTGTTATATGTAGAGGTAATGTAAATGGAAGATTGGCAAATAAACGCAATTGTACTAATTGTGTCCTTAACTTTGCTTTGGCTATATTTTTATAATAAATTAAAAAACTGATCAGATTGTTAAATTTTTAACATTATGCAAATTGCACAACAAACGAGAATTTTTTTCTAAAAACGATTTTTTGAAAAAATATTGCTTTTGGTCAATTTGTATGATATAATAATTATACCAGCTGGAAAATAATTAAAAATAATTCGGAGGAATAAATTTAAAATGGATAAGATTACTCGTACAATTGAAGCAACTATTATTAATAGTGTCGAGATTATCACCGCTGATAATTCTGTTACACAAAAAGAATTGCCAGATTTAACTGTGTCAGGCAAAATTAACGAAAAAGACGCAATTAAAATGTTGCGTAAAACTTACGGCAAGTTGAAAAATTTTGCTGTCATTGGTTTAACATATCAGGCGAAAAAATATGAAATGCCTTTGAATTTGTTTATTGAAAACGCTACGGAAGTAAAGGAGTAATAACATGGCTGAAAATATGGAATTGGTTAATATTACCACAGATGATGGTGAGCATCTTATAGCAAATTTGACCTCTAAAACTGCGGCATTTTGCAGTTTTAAGGCAAATACCACCGAAGAAAAGGCAAAGCTTTTCGAGATTATGAACAATCCCGAAAAACGTCTTGCAGATTGCATTAATATGACGATTTACGTTAAAGATCTGTATTGTGAGGTTGTCAATTGCACAAACTCTGAGACCGGCGAAGTAACACAGCAACCTCGAATCGTTGTAATTGATAAAGACAATATTGGCTATCAGTGCGTATCAATTGGTATATTTAGTGCGTTTAAAAAATTGATTTCTATTTTCGGCGAACCTACGTGGAATGATCCGATCCCGCTTAAAGTAAAGCAAATTACAAAAAACACACGCAAAATGCTTACATTAGACTACGATTTTAAAGCAGGAAAATAATCATGTGAGGAGTTGGGGGCGGAGCAATTCGCCCCCATTTATTTTTAATATGGAGAATAACAAGCAAGTAATTAAAGTAGTAAACGATTGCGGCACCTTTTATTTTAGTCGACCATATCGCGCGGAAAAGTTTAAGTCTGAATATTTAGTGCATCGCGCTCAGATAGCGGTTGCATTTAAACAGCGTTATAAAGTACAATTAGTGTCATATTTATTGGCAGACATATATTTATATAACAAAATAGAAAAAAATATTTTTAGAGTGGCGATAAATGGTGAAGAATATAACGATATATCTAATATCACACTAAAGGTGGTAAAATCATTATGAAGTTTTCAAAAAAAGACGAGGATGAGCTTTCCAAATTAGTTAAAAATTTCAATGCTAAAATTCGCAGAGTTAAGAAAAAGCACCCGGAACTTGCGTTTATTCAACCAGCCAAATTGAGCAAATCAGAAATAAAAGCAAGTTATGAATCTGTTCCCAAAGCGACCTATCGTAAAGCAATTGCCGGTTATAAAAAATATTTGGAGCGTGGTGCTGAAATGCCATACACAACAAAACGCGGTGTAAACATAACTTTATGGCAAAAACGAGAAATAGACAGGCAGTTTAGAACAATTAACGCACAAAGAAAAAAGGAAATAGATAAGTATCAACCATCTGTATTCAAGGGGACAAGTAACGCCATTAAAAATATGAATCTCAAACCGCGAAAAAACACAATCGAGGAAATAAGTCCAAAATCTTGGGGCAGGTTTGTTGAAAATTTAGAGAAACAAGCATATCATAATACCTCAAAAAGGCATTACAAAGAAAATTATTTAAAAGCTATACTTAACGAGTTTGGCGATGGCGAACTCTATGAAAAGTTTAAAAATGTTCCCGAAGATACACTATACCAAATGTATTTTGATTCACCCTATTTACAAATTGACTTTATTTATGACCCTCACGAAAAGGATATTGTGTCAAAGTACATGATGGAAGAATTAGATAAATACATGAATAGAGAATAATTATGATTTTTTCAGCCGATTTTGAAACAACTACACAAGCCGATGACTGCCGCGTGTGGGCATGGGCGTTGTGTGAAGTTGGTAATAGTGATAACATAAAAATCGGTACAGATATAACTGGCATGTTCACGCACATTATTCATTTAAGACAAAATGCGACATTATACTTTCACAATTTAAAATTCGATGGAGAATTTATATTAAATTGGCTATTTAAAAATAATTTTACCCATGTATTAGACAGAAAAAAATTAAGTGAAAAAACATTTTGTACTTTAATAAGTGACAAGGGCGTATTTTATAGCATAGAAATATTAATCGAAAATATCCGAATAAAAATTTACGATTCGTTAAAATTGTTTCCGTTTTCGGTCGATAAAATAGCAAAAGCTTTTAATTTATCCACGCAAAAATTATCAATTGATTATACCACCATCAGGCCTGTGGGATGGAATTTAACAGATGAAGAAATTGAATATATTAAGCATGACGTTGTAATTGTTGCTAATGCGTTGGAAATATTGTTCGCACAAAAACTAAATAAAATGACGATTGGTAGTAATGCGCTTGAAGATTATAAACAAATTATTCAAAAAAATCGTTTTAAGAAAATGTTTCCGCCACCAAATTATGATAGTGATATACGTAAAGCATATAGAGGCGGATTTACTTATTTAAATCCAAAATTTAAAGAAATTGACATCGGAGTTGGCATTGTTTTAGATGTAAATAGTTTATATCCCTCTGTTATGTATTATAATGATATGCCATATGGCGATGGTATAGCATATGAGGGCGCATATATTCCCGACGAAATGTATCCTTTGTATGTGCAATATATTTCATGCCAATTTGAAATTAAAAAAGATAAAATACCAACCATCCAATTAAAAAACAATTTGGCGTTTGTCCCAAATGAGTATATAACATCGTCAAATGGGGAATATGTTACAATGGCTTTAACCAGTGTCGATTTAGAATTGTTTTTGAAGCATTATGACGTATACGATTTAGATTATTTATTTGGTTACAAATTTAAAGCAAGCAATACACTGTTTAGAGATTATATTGACAAATGGAATAAAATTAAAGTGGAATCTACTATAAATGGTAACGTTCCTATGCGCCAAATTGCAAAACTTATGCTAAATAATTTATATGGCAAATTTGCATTAAACCCGAATGTTAGAAGTAAAATCCCGTATCTTGGTGATGATGGGATTATACATTATAAATTAGGCGAAGAAGAAAAAAGAGAACCTATATACATACCGGTTGGCGTTTTTATAACCGCATGGGCGAGATATAAAACAATTACAAGCGCGCAAAGTGTGTACGATAGATTTGTGTATGCTGACACAGATAGTTTACATTTAATTGGTGACGAAATACCAAAAGAACTTGAAGTATCTGACACGGAACTTGGCAAATGGAAAGTGGAAAGTCGGTTTTCACGTGCCAGATTTTTGAGACAAAAAACATATATAGAAGAAATTGACGATACGTTAAAAATAACGTGTGCGGGAATGCCAGAATCATGTTATCAATACGTAAATTGGGACAATTTTAGAACGGGTGCGGAATATCCAGGTAAACTTAAAATTAGTCACGTTGCTGGAGGAATCGTATTGGCAGATTCGCCGCACACTTTACGGTAAATGTAAACTTTTTGTGAATTTTTTGAAAAAAGTATTGACAAAACAATAATAAAGGAGTATATTATAATTGGGTGTAGAAGATTTAAACGATAAATCCTAAAACGGGGTCAACGCTTGGAAAATAGTGCCGTTTTGGTTTAAGGGCTGACACCTATTTGTCGAATCTTTTATTGCCCAAGTTATCAAAAGGCGGGAGTAAATTACATAATGCAACCTTGTATTTAGAAACCGCCTTTTTATTAAAATATGTATTGGGATATTAATAGAGCATTAAGCTATAATTGTCTGTTTAATTTTATTGTTGGCGCACGTGGTGTGGGAAAAACTTATGGTTGTAAAAATTGGGCTATTAAAGATTTTTTAAAAACCGGCGGTCAGTTTGTCTATGTTAGACGTTTCAAAACTGAATTAAAGAAAACCGACAAATTTTTTGATGATATTATAGATAGTTATCCAAGTGTTGATTTTTATGCAAAAAACGGTAGGTTTAGAATTAACGGGCAAGATTGCGGTGTTGCCGTACCATTATCTACCGGAAAAGTTGAAAAATCCGTTCCGTTTCCCCACGTAAATAAAATAATATTTGACGAATTTATATTGGATAAAGGCTATCACCACTATTTACCCGATGAAGTTACTAACTTTTTAGAACTGTACAGCACAATAGCCAGAATGCGCGATGTTAAGGTTTTCTTTTTATCAAACGCCCTGACGATAACGAACCCGTATTTTATCTATTTTAACCTACGTTTGCCTTATGGCAAAAATGATATAATCGCTAAAAATGATATTTTGTTGCAAAATATAAAAGCGTCTGAATTTGAAAATAGAATGCAGGAAACCCGTTTTGCTAAAATTATTTCCGGAACGCCATATGCTGATTATGCAATACATAATGATTTTTTGCGAGACGATTCGACATTTATTCAAAAGAAAACACCAAATTCCACTTATTTATTCACCATGATTTATAAGGGTGAAAAGTACGGTGTTTGGATTGACTATAAGGAAGGTTTGGAATTTGTATCTAAAGATATAGACCCGTCATGTTTGCTTGTGTACAGTTTGACAATGGCTGACCATTCGCCAAACACACTATTGTTAAAAGGTCAAAAATCATCATTGATTGAGACTTTTATAAAAAATTATAAATTGGGGGTAGTGCGTTTTGAGAATGTCAATGTGAAAAATATTTGCAATGATATAATCAAAATGACATTGTAATTATGGATGTAGGAATTGTTACGCAATTGATTAGTGGATTAGGTTTTCCGATTGCCTGCGTTATTGGGCTTTGTGCATATATCGTGTGGGAACGAAAAAACAGAATTGCTGAAAACGAACGGCGCGATTCTGTTCTAAAGGAATTAACAACCACGGTTAATAATAATACTTTGGCTATTGAGAAGTTGCTGGAAAAGCTGAAATGAAAATACCATTTGCTTGTAGCGCCGTAAAATTAACATCACCTTATGGCGAACGCGTTTTAAATGGAATTAAAGAATTCCATCACGGCTACGATTTAGTCGGAATTGGCAGTGACACCGTTGTATCAATTACGTATGGCGTTTGTGTTGAAAGCAGAATTATCACAGATAAAACCAATTTAACATGGCAGTGGGGAAATTATGTTTGCATACGTGATTATTTTGGGAATTTGCATTATTATTGCCATTTGAAAGAGCGATTGATAAAAAAGGGCGACGTTGTTTCGGCAAACGACAAAATAGGTATAATGGGAAATACCGGTTACACTTTTGGCGCACATTTGCATTATGAATGCCGAAAGGGGAGCACTCCATATTCGCCCGAAATAGAAACAATGATCCCGAATAAAGCGGGTGAATACCACAACACAGTTTTTACCGATTTAGACGTACTTAAATCAGCTGGAATTATTAATACTATTGAATATTGGCAATTACACTATAACGATTTGTTGTATTTGCCGGATTTAATTCACAACATGGCTAACTATTTAAGAGGCAATAAATGAAAATACCACAATGTAATTTTGCGTTAGACCAAGGAAATAGTAATGCTTGCTCGGCTTTTGCCGTCACGATGGCAAGAATGCTAAATATTTATCAATTGACAAATAAGTGGACACCATTAGAGCCATATAGTATTTTTAATAATGTGGCAAATGATTCTGACGGAATTGGGATTAAATATGCCATTATGTATGCTTGCGAGTGCGGGATACAGCCTTTAAATTCCTACACCACAGACGCTAAGTATTTTAGGATTACAAATGCAATAGAAATAAATTCGGTAGAAGAAATCGAAGCGCATTTATTGTTAAACCATCCCGTTGTTACAGGAATTATAATTGATAAACAGTTTGGAAAACGCAAGAACGGTATAGAACCAAATTACCCTAATAAAAAACACGCCGATCACGCAATTTGTATAATTGACGTTACCGTAATAAACGATAAAAAATATTTTGTTTGCGTTAATTCTTATGGCAGTAACGTAAATGCTGGTATTATTTATTTACCATACACCCGAATACGAAGAATTGGCGGAGAAACTTTTGCAATATGTGACGAATTGACTGAAGTACTCCCGGCATATAACTCCATTAAATTTAAAATTAGAGATAGATTCGCGGAATGTGATGACGAATTAATTGAGCTTGAACACGCGCCGTACATAAAGAATGACCGTACTTTTTTACCCGTTAGAAAATGTGCGGAAATGTTTGGAATGCAAGTTTATTGGGATGAAAAAAATAACCGAGCTACTTTGATAGATGAAATGCGGACAATATCTATATCACCGCATAATTGCGTTTTGGACGTTAACGATTATTTTATCGAAATAGACACCCCGCCAGAGATTAAAGGCGGAAGAATGATGGCACCCATCAGGCCAATTGCCTCATTAGTCGGATATAATGTTAATTTTATTGATGATACTATTATTATGGAGAGAATAATATGACACCCGAAGAATTTAAAAATAAAATAAACGAAATATCGCAAGCAACCAACGATAATGAATATGTGATGAATGCGCTCAAAGAATTAAATGAAGCATTTATTGATGTATCTGGCGCGCCGTCATATGCAAAAACAGATGTTTATGACGATGACGAAATCACATGGAAAGAAAAATATATAAATATGAAAGAAAAATACCGCGAAGCGTTTTTTAACGGCGCTCCGGTCAAAAACGATAGTAATAGTCAAACGCTTGAATCCGACATGCAAGCCACGACGATTACCATAAATGATTTATTTAGATAAGGAGATTATGCTATGCCTACTTTGCCGAGAACAGTAGACCTTGTGCCAGATGGCATTAACGTATTAAATGCTATACGCAATTCCGCAAGTGCGGATTATCAAAGTCGTGTGCCTATTGCCACGCAGGACAACATTTTTGACGTTGGTGTGTCAATTAATGAGTTTCATGCAACACAAAATGAATTTTTGAATGCACTTGTTAATCGTATCGCTCGCGTTATTATTGTTTCAAAACTGTATTCCAATCCCTTGAAACGTTTTAAAAAAGGAATGCTCGAATATGGCGAAACAATTGAAGAAATTTTTGTAAATATTGCACGTGCTCACGAATTTAATCCGGATACTGCTGAAAATCAGGTTTTCAAACGTGAAATTCCAGACGTTGCAACAGCATTCCACAAGCTGAATTACAAAAACTTTTATAAAGCTACTATTTCGGACGAAATGCTTAGACAGGCTTTTGTATCCGCGCAGGGCGTTACGGATTTGATTGCACGGATTGTTGACAGCATGTACAGCGGCGCGGAATTTGACGAATATCTTGTTATGAAACAGCTTATTGTAGAAGCCGCTGAAGCTGGTAACATGTGGCCTGTTACAATTCCCGCAGTTACTGCTGAAAACGCAAAGAGCATTGTAACTACCATCAAGGGTATTTCCAATAAGCTTGAGTTTATGAGTTCGCAATATAACGCACAGGGTGTTGTGACATTTACCAAAAAGCCCAATCAGATTATTTTGATGGATGCGGCATTTGATGCGACAATTGACGTAAACGTTCTTGCGTCTGCGTTTAATATGGAAAAGGCGGAGTTCATGGGACAGCGCGTTCTTGTGGACGATTTTGGCACACTCACGGGCGCGGTTGCCGCACTGGTTGATGCTGACTTTTTCATGGTGTTTGATACGCTGGCTAAATTCACCGAAATTTACAATAGCGAGGGGCTGTACTGGAATTATTTCTATCACGTGTGGAAAGTATTCTCCACGTCACCTTTTGCTAACGCAATTTTGTTTACTACTGATACAATCGCCGCAACTGGTGTTACGGTTACACCCGCAACTGCTACGGTTAAAAAAGGTGCGACTGCACAGTTTAGTGCAAAGGTAGCTGGCAACCTTGTACCCCAGCGTGTAGTATGGACTACCAATAGCACGGTTAGTTTGATTGACCATGATGGCACGTTGCAGGTTAGCCCGGACGAAACCGCCACAACTATTACGGTGACTGCCACTTCCGTATATGACGGAACCAAAAAAGGCACTGCGACTGTAACTGTATCTGGACAATAAGAGAGGGATTTTTTCCCTCTCTTTAATCAAAAGGAGTTTACGATATGGCCATGACAGTAACGGGAATATCTATCACCCCCGCAAGTGTTAAATTAAATAAAAATACGATATTTTCATTTAGCGCCACGGTTAGTGGCACCAGCGATTTGTCGTTGTTCGGCGAAGCAAATATTGTAGATCAGTCTGTTAAGTATGAAATTGTGCCGGTTGTCGGAACGGTAAAATCTCAACTTGACTGGCGCGGTGTGCTTTTTGTGCCGCTTGACGAAACTGCTACAACGTTTAATGTTAAAGTGACAAGCACACATAACGAAAACGTAAGCGCAATTGCAAAAGTGACGGTGGTGTAATATGGCTAATAGTTTGACTGCTTCTATTCTTTATTTGTGTACAGGTGTGCCGTTTGACGATACCTATACCGATGTTAAAGATTTCACAGCAAAAAGTGCGCAGATAGATTATTTTTTGAACTATTCTCCGGCTAACATGCGATTTGTCAACATCAGCTATCAAAGACTTCAAAATGAAGTTAAAGGCGGTAGACAACGTATGTCTATTAGGGTTGATGGGTACGCCGAAAAATTTAGACTTGTAAATTATTTGGTATTCCAAAATTCTCCAGTTTATGGGGAAAATCCAAGCGCAGAGGGCGGACGGTTTTACTATTGTTTTGTAAAAGAAGTAAACTATATTAATCCGTACAATACCGAATTAATTTATGAAATTGATTATTATCAGACATATTTGTTTGATTATTCATTAACGGATTGCCCTGTGGAAAGGGAGCACACTACAACTGACAATTATTTTGAGCATATATTGCCGGAGCCGGTAGAAATAGAAGAATATATTTTAGATAATGTGCATAGTTACACCACAGGCTCACTTTATCATTATGTTCTGTTAGCCGCGTCGCCAGATGTTGAAGCTCCAGACCTTAATCCATACAAAAAAGAAGCCGGGCTATATTCAAATGTGTATTGCGGATTGTATACGTTTGTGTTTGACGACACAAATGTTAGTCATTTAACAAATTATTTTAAAACTATCGGCTCTATATCAGACCGCGCCAATATTGTGGGTGTATATACCACACGGTTTGAGCCGTTAAAAAATAAAACTTCAAAAACTATTGATATAACAGAGCAAGTTCCGCCTATAGTTTCAAATATCGCGGGGTATGCTTTCAAAAACAATAAATTATTAACATCGCAATTCAGATTTTTTAAAATGGTGACTGCAATTAACGATGAATTAATTATAAAACCAGAATCTCTCAAATTTAATAATACAGCTAATTTTAAAATAGGTATAGATACAACTGGCTCTTATCAACCAGCGGAATTTTATTATCCATATTTGCACGGTGTAAAAAATAATAACGTTTATTTAATGCTTGACGATATTGTGGAGGGCACATTTACAGTTGATAGTTTCGCGACGTGGGCTAAAAACAATACAGGCACCATTATCGCTTCGGTGTTTGGCACAATTGCGGGACTCGCCTCAGGTATGGGCGCTATGTCATTTGTCCCGTCTATAGCAAGCGTGGGAATGCAAGCATTTAATAAAAACGAAACCGCTGACACATTTAAAGGTAAGGTTATACCCGGCAATCCATCGATAGGGCTAAAACGTGACAACATGGAAGTATTTTGCTATAACGCTGATTATAATTCGCTTAAGCGTGCCGATGATTTCTTCACATATTACGGGTATAGAGTCGAAACTGTAAAATCACCTAATAATAGAAGCCGTTCGGTAATGAATTATTTAAAATTAAAAGACTGCCACATTAAAGGAAAATTAGGCGTAGAAGCAACCAGTGTTATTAAACAAATTTTTTTAAATGGTGTGAGAATTTGGCATTCAGAAGTAAATACAAGTTTAGATAATAACACGCTAACCGGCAGTAGTGGCTGGATTAATTATACCGAGGTGTAAATATGCCTAACATAATCAAACATTTTTTGCAACCTCTGAATAGAGACGTTCGCAACGACATTTCAAGCGCTCAACTCAATAATGATACCTATATAGACTATCTATATCGCTTGGAAGAATTAGCCATAAATATGTTCGAGTGGGAGAATTTACCTGACAGTGTAGACGAACGGTTCCTTGAACTAAGCTTATGCGAATTTGGCTATTGCTTATATTTCAATGATGACGTAATGGGCAATCTTGCACTTACTTGTATGATTGGTGCGCCGCTCGATGTGTATAGGATTCCCACACAACGCACTGCATATGCGCAAAACGGCTACCAAGCTAAACGCACGAACAAGGATAGCGTATTAATCTATAATAACTATCTGCATACGCCGTCAATTTTAACAATTATGTTATATGCCAATAGACTGTACGAAATAGAGCGAACTATTGACATTAACGTAAAAGCGCAAAAGACGCCTATTGTAATTATCACGGACGAACAGCAACGGCTTACGGTTAAAAACACATTCCGCAAATACAATGGTAACGAACCACTTATTATAGGTAGTAAAGGGTTTGACCTTGATTCTATAAAATCGCTAAATACCGGAGCGCCCTATATTGCGGATTCGCTCAATTTGTTGAAAAAACAAATTTGGAACGAAGCTTTAACTTGCTTTGGTATTGAAAATCTGTCTACAGATAAAAGAGAACGACTTGTGTCGGATGAAGTTAATTTAAATTTGGGTGCTGTACAAGCTCAAAGATATGTTATGCTGAACGCTCGACAGCAAGCCGCAAAGCAAATTAATAAAATGTTCGGCACGAATATTAATGTTAAATTCCGCGAAGATTATTCAACGTTGCAAACCTTTATCAATCTCCCCGAAAGTGAGGATAGTGACGATGGCAAATTACACAATTGAGCTTGGTCAACTTGTAAACAGGGGATACCCGCTTGCACTTAATGACTATCCGATTTTCGACGAAAGTCATCGAAATGTGTTGAATCAAAAAATCATTAGTCACTATTTTTTCCGCGAAATAGGTGCAGAAACGCCAGATAGATTCAATTGGTATTTGCGCACTAAGATGCACGAAATAATGCCATATTATAATGAGCTTTACAAAAGTGAATTATTGGAATTCGACCCTCTCGAAACTTTCAAATATAAAGAAAATGTTTCAGGGACAAAAAATCAAAAAGAGCAAGGTAACACGGAAAACAATTTGAAAGAGACGGGGAAGACAACCGACACATACGGCGAAACAAAAAAGACAGATATTGATAAAACGTTGTCCGGCACTTCAACCGAAACGGTTTCGGAAAATAGTGAATCTACAAACACTGATACTGTAACGAATAATCTGACAGAACTGCAAATCAATAAGGGCGATACGGAATCAACGCAAACGAACAATTTAACCACTACCAATGCAACGAAAAATGCAGGTAGTGGAACTAATGTAACAAGTGGCACAAAGCAAACTGATTTTTCAGATGTGCCCCAAACCGGTATTAATACTACTACGGTCGAAACCGTTAACCCAGACGGCAGTATAACTCGTACCACTACAAGCACCGGATACTTAACTACTCGCACGACAGACACAACCAATGAAAATGCAAAAACTACCACAAACGAAACAAGCAACGGTGTAACAACAAATACCGGAACAACTGGTACTACGAATATTATAACAGAAAACCGTAGCAACACAAAGACCGGAACTGTCACTACAGAAGCGTCAAGCACCGGGTCAAATTCTTCCGATAAATCAATAGATACGGAACAAACTGATACCGAAACGTCCAACATATCTACTGACAGTGATAGAAATATTGTTATAGACAATAGCAAGCAAAACTCAATAAATCAAAATATCAATATAGATGAGACACAAACAAACGCTATCGAGCGTAGCGGTAGACAAGGAACAAGTCCCGCCGCATTAATTAGCGAATATCGGGCAATTATACTCAATATTGATATGATGATAATTGATGAACTTGAAACTTTATTTATGGGGGTATTTTGATATGAGCGAAAAAGAATTTCCGACTTTTGTTCCCAATCCGCCGGTTGGATGCATTCCAAATCCGAATATTCCAGCCGTTCCTTACGGTTATAGCGTGGAAGAACAAATACTTGCACTTGATAAAAAAGTGCTTTGTATGGCTGGCACTTACAATAAAGTAATGGCGGAATGCTATAAGTTATTGCGAAACATGCAAAAAGCCGCAGAAGAAAATGGTGCATACTATAATAAAGACGCTGTTTGGACGGAAGAAAAATTCGACGCTGAAAGCTCTGCAATATATACTTTGACGCATATCAATAAATATGACGCTAAAAACAATCCTATAAATTTTAAACTACGTCTTGCTTATGATAATTATGAAAATAAAAATCTAAAAGAAAATATGTTTGAAGCGTCCAAGGCAACAAGCGCGGATAAAATGGTGATTGCCCAATATCAAACTTCGGCAGGGTGGTACGGACTGAATTTCGCTGACGGGTGTAAACTTCCTACAACTATTAACGAGAATTTATATACACTTGGTTTCACAAATGAACGAGAGCTTAAATTATACCAAAATTCAATTGGGTACGAACAGCTTGTAAATGATGGCATTGTAAATTCAATGGGTGTTGCTGGAATATTGATTCAAGACGGCGCTATTACGGCAACTGAATATATTAATAAAATTCCTCAATATAATGTTAAAACAAGCAGAGTGGCTATAGGTCAAAACGGCAAAACTGGTGAAATAGTAGTTCTGTCTACAGGAAAAGAAGATGATCCAAATAAACAAGGTATGACAACTTCTTCCGTTGCTTCCGCTTTACTTTCCGCCGGTTGTACAATCGCTACGGAGTTGTGCGAGGGAGACAATTCGGAAATGATGAACAAGGGTGAATTTAACTACATTCCTGCTGATAACGAAGTACCCAGTGCTGTAGCTTATTGGTATATATCTCGTGACGAATTCTATGTAAATGACTGTCAATATGAAATTGCCGATTTAACTCAAGATTACGCAAAAGCGCTTTGGACTAATTACCTTAACACGCTAAAGATTGATCAGGAGATTGAGGACAGAAAAACCGCCGACGAAAATTTGCAAAATCAAATAGATGATTTGGAAAACACAGTTAGCACGTTTGAATCAAGAATAAAAACACTTGAAACAAATGTGGCAGGACTTACCACTCGCATGAGTGCCGTCGAAACCAAAAACACACAGCAAGATGCGGAAATCGCTAAAAAGTTAAACAAATCTGGCGATACTATGAGCGGTGTGCTTAACATGGGTAATAATAAAATTACCGCACTTAGTAATGGCACTGCAAATACTGACGCTGTAAATTATGGCCAGCTTTCAACAACTAATGCAAATTTAAGTAGTCTTACAACAAGAGTAACAGCGGCAGAAACTAAACTAACGCAACAGGGTACGGCTATCACAACTTTGCAAAATAATGAAAACAAATGGTTAGACAAAACTACGGGTGGAACTGTAAATGGTGATGTTATTATTGCAGGTGGCTCTAATGTCAATTTAGAACTGCAAAGCAACGGCTCAAATAATCAACCGCAAATTACAAGCACTGGCGAAAGTCTTACTTTTGAAGTGGCAACAGGTGACATAATTGTTAAAGATATGTCTCAATCTGATTCTAAAGGTATGGTTACTAATCTTAGAACACCGACCAATGATTATGATGCCGCAAATAAAGCTTATGTGGACGCTCATTCCGGTGGCGGTGGCGGCGGAAGCGGTACGACAATTTCAGATGTTACCGCAAGCGTAGACAATAATACTGGTACGCCATCCGTTGATGTAACATATACTGGAAGCGACGATAATAAAACAATTGATTTTGCTTTCCATAATCTAAAGGGCGAAAAAGGCGATACAGGTGCACCTGGTGCAACCGGAGCGGCGGCGGGATTCGGCACACCAACGGCTACAGTTGACGCAAATACGGGTACACCATCTGTCACAGTTACAGCGACAGGGAGCAATACAGCAAAGGTGTTCAACTTCGCATTTCGTAATTTGAAAGGTGCTAAGGGTGATTCTGAAAGTAGTAAAGATATTAGTATCACGCCAACGACAGTTACTAAAACAACAACAAGTAGCACTGATAAAATATTATTATTTAATGTGCCATATAGATTCGATTCATATGCCAGTATAGTAATCTGTAATAAGGAATATGATGCTATCCCAGCATTTTATTTAAAAAATGTTTCGAGTAACGCCTATAAATATCTTGGCAACTGCTGGCTTAAAACAGATAGATACAAAAACGGCGCTATGTTCACAACTTCAACCGGGCAATACTTCATCCCAGCAGCGTCTATTAGCGCATACGAAAAAGCCATTTATTTTAGCGGAGTCACTGGAGAATACACATTTGAGTGGGATACTATTGTTTACTAATAAAAAGGCCTGTTAATTCAGGCCTTTTTTATTTGCACAAGTTAAAGTGTAACAGTTATTGCACAGTTAGCATATGCTAACCATAATACCATTTTGTACAAGTTTGGTACAGTTATCGTTAAAATTTTAACAATGGGGTCTGTTTTTTGAACGCTTTTTGCAATTTCCACTACGGCAATTTTGTTGCTATTAGAACAGCGTGTTTTTGGTATGTACACGCGGATTATTTAGCAGTTATTAGCGTCAACTTTTTTGAGCCTCTCTAGTGCCCCAAAAAAATTTTATCCC